TAGTGTGTAGCTTGTACCAGCAGTAAACACTCGTAACTGTACAGCAATTGCAGCTGCATCAATAGTGGTTAATAAAGATACAATAGCCGGTTCAGTACAATTTTCTTGTATTAAATTATAAAATGCGATCGTAAAGCGAGTCTGGAAAACTGGATTATCAACTGCAGCTTTTAGTATATTTTTTTGTTGACCTGTACTAATACTTTTAAACTTTACTTCTCTTTGCAGACTTGGTATATAAAGCGGTACTGTTACCTCCTTATTGATTGTATCCAATACTGAAAGGATGTCGTTGAAATTGTTACTCATATAATGACTTATGGTTGCAATATTGTTTATCAAGCAAACTCATTCGGTACATTCGCACCAAGACTTGCAGGGCTGTTGTTTGATTTCGGGTTACTTGCAGCTATCTCTTCTTGTACTTGTTGTACATAAAGATTCCAATACAATAGTTGTTCTGCAGGTGTTATAGAGTCTGCATAATCTGGTGTAAAGTTAGCTTTACTAATTAAGTTTAAATTTATTTTGTATAAATTAATTAAATCGTCATTAAAGATTAATTTACAAAATTCGAGAAGCACGTTCGTGTTTGTAGATATAGGTAAATCAACCACCGGTGTTTTGCTGTAAGGGGAAGGCACCACTAATAGCTTTAATTTAGATAATTCCACTTCAACTTCAGATAATGAATCATATACTTTAGTGGTTAATGACAGTGGTAGGGCATCCACGAATTCAACTCTTTTGTCAAACGGTAATAATTTAAAATCGATAGTTTTATCTTCTACTAATAATGTATCAATACTGGAAGCTAATTGATAGCTAAACGTTTTTTCGGGTTCTAAGTTAACAAAATGTATTTCATCTTTAGCTTTAATAATACTATGAGTAACTGTAACATTTTCATGTAAAACAGTTCTATTATAAGTTACGCTTTCTAACTTAGATACTAAATCTTCAATACGTAAATTGTATTCAAACGTTTTTTTAGTTTCTACACAAGTTGCTTTAAGTTTAAGATCTGGACTTATACAAATAGACCTTACTTGAAGCAGTAATATGATCTTATCTATAGCATTGAGTCCTCCCTGTAATATCCCGGGAGAAGCGTGTTCTATAAGCTGGTTTAAATGATGTACAAACTCTGTACTATCATTATTATAAAGGGATTTAACCAAGTCTTTATACAACTTGGATGTAACCTCTCCTACCCATATTTTCTTATTATTAAATCCGGGTAGCTTAACTCCATACGTAAATGCCATTATAATGACTTATACCAGTAATATAAAAAATCTTTAAGCTCTACCTTGCGTATATAGTACTCTGTACTTGTTATATACAAAGCTTACAGGTGCTATTCTTATTTCAGCTTTACCATAAGAATAAGAAGACTCACCAAGAGAAACCGGTGCACAGGACTGAAACTCAAATATCTTTCTTATACCTGCATTACCTTTGTCGTTATTATTTTTATCGTAATGAACAACAGTTATATCAGTTCTAACATTTTGAGTAGATGTTTTAGCACGCGTTATTAAACCGTAATGCCCAACAAGCGTTATCCAAGGCCTGAGAACGAAGTCAATAAATGATTTATTTGTTTCTAAGAAACCTATTTTTAACGGTTCATATTGGCCACGAGAAGTACTAACTATTCCACCTATTAAACCACCACTTGAACCGTCTAACGGCTCATGTCTTTGTGTGCCTACAGACTCACCGGGTATGTCTATACCTTGTGCAAACAGACATACCGGGCCACCATGCACACCGTGAGTTTGTTTAGTTAGTTCTGTATATAAATCTTTTAATGACGGATTAACGTCCCAGCTGGTTTCATATGCTTGCCAAGGATCGGTATCAACTAATTCTTCATCCGTCCATGCATCTGTAGTAAGTGCTTTAGGAAAATCAAAGCTTATTAAAAAATTTGATTCGACCGGTATCTGAGTGTTCGGGTCACTTAAAAACTTTATAAACGTGTTGACTTCAGAGCCAGCGTTTTGTGCGTTAGCTTTTGGTCCAATTAAAAAAGACATTACCTACCCCCTAATAAGTTTTTAACAGTTTTGGTAACAAGTTTTGAAGCTATATTGCCTAAACCGTTAGTTACACCAAAATTATTACCTAAACTTAAACCTGATGTTATACCTGAACTTGGACCTGTTTGCCAGTATTGATACGCAATAGTAGCTTTTACTTCTTGTATACCACCTGACTTAGTTAAATCATAAGCTATATCATCAATCTTAGTAATGAATGCACCTAATAGTGTATATACTTTAATTTCGTTTAACTGGTCATCGATGAGAGAAAGATTTATAATGTTTTGATTTAAATCTCTTGGCTCCATATTACCATATGATTGAGTTTCATCAAACGTATCTGTAATTGAGTCCTCTAACATCGACCTTAAATTATAATCTTGAGTACAATAGAACGTAACGTTCCATGCATTGTTATTATCAAACTTTACTGTACCGGGTATTTGAAAATCTAACCCCATAAAAGGAGCTGTTGTTGTGCTAATAGACTTACCAGGTAAACTTGCTGTCTTTAAAAATACTAAATCTTGATCTTGTAATGTAACACCGTTAACGTTAAATGACGTAATTCTAAATTGAAAATCCCTTGCAAAGCCGACGTTGGTTGCATTGGTGTAAAAATCTCTGATAGTTTGTCCTTGAACGGATGCCATATATTATACTTATAATTAGGATGGTAATAAATCTTCGGAAGTAATATACTGAAAACCTAAAGTTGCCTGTAATTTAGCTATATCACCACCAGCTGCTAAACTATATTCTATAGACCCTACGTTTTGTAAAAACGCACCAACAAGTCTGTATTTACGTATTACTGGGTATGTGTCAGGGCTGTTAGGTCCTGAGTTATTCAATAAATCTAACTCTACACTACAATCCCACCAGTTTGGTACATTAGATTGGGACGTATGTTCATCAAATGTATCTACTGACCATTTTTCAAGAACGTTTCTCAATACGTAGTCTCTATCACAGTAAAATGTTAATGCCCAGCTGGCGGATTCAGGATACTGTGCAACCATTGGAACTGTATACTTAAATGATTTAAAATCTACAGTGGTAGTTGTTATAGTACGAGACGGTATAGTACCGCTTTGAGCATACAAAAATAAGTTTTCAGAACTGTCAGATGCAGGGGCGTATATATCGGAAGTACCGCCTGTACCATTTCTTGATATAGAATTAATTCTAAACAGATTAGTACGAGCAAATCCACGATTTGTTGCTGTTTTATAAAAGTCTGATATGCCCCTATCCATCTATAATACTTAATGTATGAACATAAAAAAAGCCCTGCTTTTAACAGGGCTTTGAATTAAAACTTTAACTATTAAACATGTCTCCAATACTGGTATGCTAATTTAGCAGTAAAGTCTAAAGGCTTACCTGCACCCGAATTATCATATCCTGTAACAGCACCTAAGTTTACAATATATACACCGTAAAGCTTATAAGTGTTGAGAACGTTTTGACTTTCATCAATTAGATCAAGTTGTATAACTTTATCTGTACCACGTAATGAAAGATCTCCTGTGCTTGTTGCGTCATTAAACACGCCATTGATTTGCCAGTCTTCAAGTTTTTTACGGATAACGCCTTTAAGATCGTTGTAGAATTTTACTTCCCAACCATCTGAACCAGTATAATCAACAGTACCAGGTACATTGAAGTTTAGTCCCATGTATGGTACTTTTTGATTGCTAATTTGGCGATCTGGAAGTTGTTTTGTTGTAATGTAAACAAAATCGTCTTCGGTAAACGTGTCTTGGCCAATAGAGCGAACTCGCATCATGAAATCACGTGCAAATCCGCGCTCTTGTGCTACTCTGTAGAAGTCTTGTATTGTCTGTGCCATAAATTTACTTAGGTGTTATATTATAGAAGCTCGTTGAAGTTTTGAGATGTCTTAGTTGCGTAGAAGTTTACTAAGATGAACTCAGCTGTTCTAACTGGCTTGATATAAATGTCTACTACCAATGTGTTGTCGTCAACTACATCAGGAGTGTTGTTAGTTGAGTTACAAACGAGCAAGTAATCGTATAAACCTTGAGTGTTACGAGCTAATTCAAACAA